CAGGGGATCAGAACTGGCAACCGTTCGTCTATCCACAGGCGAACATGCTCATCATTAATGTCCCCAATCCTAACTATCCACCGGCGACATCCTACCAGCTAGTGATGAACACCATCACTGGTGCGTGGACTCGGTTTATGGGGATGTCGGCTAAGAATTGGTGTAACTACGGGAAGGACATCTACTACGGCGGCAGTGATGGGATTGTATATCAAGGGCTCACGGGTTTCCGTGACGCTGTAAATCCTTTCTCCTCACCGGCTTTTGCAGGGAATGACGTCCTGTGCCGGGTGATCTGCGCTTTTACGTACTTCAGCAATCCTGGTGCAGAAAAGAACTTCACTATGATCCGGCCTAACTTGACTGGAGTCAACAAGCCGACGTATCGTGTGATTTCCAATATGCAGTTTGATACGAACTATGCGCCTGATCCTACAGACGCAGCAGAGATTGACGAACCAGAATGGGATGTAGCGGAGTGGGATGTTAATTTGTGGACAGGTCCTAACCAGACATTCAATGATTGGAGGGATACGCAGGGAATCGGCTATGCTGCCGCGATGGCTATGACATTGAAGGCTAAGGATCAGGTGTCCTGGGCTAGTACGGACTGGGTATTCCAAATCCAGAAGGGGACGGCGCTATGATTCAGTTCGGCATGTCGCATGATCTTGGGAAGATCATTGCCCAGAAAATCTGGATACCGTATGATCCAGAGCATGACAATTGTCTGGGCGTTTTCAAGGAAGGTAAGGCGCTAGGCGGCGTCCTGGTCACAGAATACAACTATGCGAATGTCACAGTGCATTGGGGATCGTTTGAATCTGATGGCCACTGGATGACACAGAAAGTGTTGTGGGCTATCGCAGATTACTGCTTTAATCAGCTTGGCGTTGAACGGATTACTTGCTATGAGAATTCGTCTAACGATGAACTGATCGCACTTGTGGAGAAGATTGGGTTTAAGATTGAATGCACGCAGTATGGCTATTATCCTGACGGCGATAGAATCTGCTATGTGATGCGCAGTGACTCTTGTCCGTGGCTCCAATACGGTGAAAGATATGGGCGGCGGCAGTAGCCCTCCTCCGGCACCAGACTATACTGCGGCCGCGAAAGAAGAAGGTGCGCAGAATCTAGCGCTTGTTCAAGCGCAGACAATGGCGAACCGACCGAACCAGACTAATCAGTATGGTTCGAGTACATGGACGCAAGACCCTACCACAGGTCAATGGTCTAACCAAGTTAGCCTGAATCCTACGCTGCAGAATATCTTCAATCAGCAGACTGGGATGATGGGGCAAGCCACGAGCATGGCTGGCGGTCTGCTTAGTGATTATCAGAACAACTGGCAGCAAGGTCAGAATACCATGCAAGGTATTCTGAATCAGGCGCAACAGATCAATCCTGCCTCCGCTACTGCGGCGTTCATGAGCCAGATGCAGCCGTATCTGGACAAGCAGAATAGTGCTATGAACGCAAGCCTCGCAGCGCAGGGGATGGCCCCCGGTGGTGAGGCATGGGGTCAGGGCCAGACATTCCAGAGTATGAACCAGAACAATGCTGAGGCGCAAGCCATCATCAATTCTGGCACACTCGCGCAACAGCAGATGTCGCAGCTTCAGGGGCAGTACGCTATGGCTCAGGCTTTGCAGACTAACCCGTTGCAGCAGTACGAATCCTTGATGTCTGGCAACACGATTAGTGGGACGCCGCAATTCCAGAGCTTCACTAACGCTGGAGTCAGCAGTGCGCCTGACCTCGTAGGTGCTGAACAGGCAACGTATCAGGCACAGATGGATCAGTACAACGCGAATAAGTCTAGCAGTCAGGGCATTGGTGGTATGCTCGGCACCATCGTAGGTGGCGTGGCAGGTTCTATTGTTCCTGGAGTCGGTACTGTCGCCGGTATGGGCCTCGGTGGGGCGGCTGGCGGTCTTATGGGGAGTATGTTCTAATGCCATTCAATCTTGGAACAGTGAACCCCGCCGTGCAGAATGTGTACGCTCCTGGGGTCATGCAGACCACGCCAACTTCAAGTCAGGCTATTGCTAATCAAGCCTACATGGCTCGGCTTCTGCGTGGGAATCAACCATCATCCACTTCTCCCGCGTCTGGGATGAATAGTCAACAGATGGCCGCAGCATTGGCGGCAGTCGGCGGTGGATTGAAGAATTGGTGGGGCAATCAAGGAAGTGCGTCTAGCCTGATGGGTCTTGGAAGTGGCTCTGTTCTTCCGAACGGAAATTATTACAATCCACAGTCACCGACAGTGTTCTCCTTGGGTGATACTGGGAACGCTGGCGGCGTTGGTCCTAACACCTTTGGATTCTCGAGCTAGCCATGTCAGACATTATGTCCGCGCTGACCACGGCGAACGTTGGCAGCAATCCGCCCCCAGACCCGAATCAAACTGACCTGTTTAATCAACAACAGTCTATAGGCCGTCTGCAGGCCATGGCTCAGCAGTTGCGTCAAGCTGCTCAGCCTCAGGCAGCAGGAACGATGGTTGGTGGGCGCTACATCCCGAATTATCAAGGGATGGCGCAGCAGATGATGGGGAACCTCTATGAGCCTTCCGCAGAAACTCAGCTCACCAACGCACAAGCTGGGTTCCAGAGGGCTCAGGTGGGTGCTGCTCAGCAAGCACTATCGACGATTCCTACTCGGGCGGCACCCACTCAGGTTGACCCCCGCACTGGCAGCGTCATCCAGCCCACAGACGAGAACGGTAATGCTATTGTTCAGTCTTTCCCTGAGTATCAGAAAGCCCTCAGTCAAAAGGCTCAGGAGTTGCTCCAGAACCCGATGACTGCTGACGTCGGTAAGCAGATGCTGACTAAGTTGGCGACTGGCGGCTACAACGAGGATGAGCAGAAGCGGCTTGATTCTATCCGGCAGCAGCAGTTTGAATATCTTGGAAAGACGGTTCCTGCTACGACGTCTGCAGCGGCAGAGATCGGTAAGGCGAACATTGAACAGCAGACTGCGCTGATTGGTCAGGCGCGGGAAATGGCTAAGTTCATGTTCCAGTATGGGCCACAAAATCCTGAGAATCAGGCGAAGTGGACTAGCAATATTGTTGACAATCTGAAGACCCAAGGCTTTGATGAATATACGAAGCAGATGGATGCTGCTCAGGAATATGGCAACATCTATCAGGATGCGGTAAAGAACGGCTTCAACGCGACTAACAGCGCCAAGCTGATTGACGCATATATGAAGGCCATCAACCCCGGCATGGGGGTGAAGGAGCAGCAGGTCAAGCGTATCCAGAACTTCGGCACGTGGATGGACCAGATCCAGAACAATGGCGCATATATCCTGGGTGTTCAGGGGAAGGGTGTCCTTCCGCCAAATGTCGCCGCGCAGATGAATCAAGTCATCCAGCTGGCAAACAACGACGCTAAGGACCACGCGTACCAGATGGGTAATCAGGCTGCGCTCCGCGCGCAGAGCATGGGTATTGATCCGAACAGTATTATCCCTGACACCAATCACCGTGATCCTAGCGCGGCAAAATTCTACGAGTATCAAGCCCCTACGGCTAACCCGTTTGGGTCTGCTACGACGCAGGGATCTGTCCCCGGCACGCCTCCCGGCACGCCGACTAATCCCACGCCGATAGATTCTAAGGGTAACTTCCCTGTCCCACAGGTGACTAACCAAGGTGTAATCCTTACACAGGGCGGGCAGCCGATGCCCAAGTCTTACAATGATCCTATGTGGTCACAGCTGGAACAACAGTATGGAGGCAAGAATGCAGCAGACCTTGCTAAACTCCGCACGGTTGGGGAACGCAGCAATAGTGATCAGCTGGGAAAGACTGCACAAGGAGTGGAAACGGGCGCAGCCAGTCCATATCAATTCACTCCTGGTACTAGAGCAGATATCATCAAGGCCACTGGCATTGATCCTCTGTCTGGTCCGGTACAGGCGGTCCAGGGAGCATCATGGTTGTGGGATCAAAAGATGAGAGCTGCAAACGGTGATAAGGTAAAGGCTGCGAACTTCTACGGAGGTGACAGCAGCGGCGGCTATGGTCAGCGCGTCTTTGGTTCTAACGCCCAGACTCCTGGCTTGCCCCTGACCAAGCAGCAGAAGCAGCAGGCGAGTGACAGGTCATCTTCCCTCCCGTCTAGCGCTGCGGCTCCGCAGGGAGCTATTGACTTCGACACCTACATGAAACAGCATGGGTGATTGATATGCCTATCGTCACAATGCCGAATGGCGACCGCGTTAACATGCCAGACAATCCCACGGCGGATCAACTGGCTGGGCTTAAGCGCGTAGCAAATCAGCAAGTGATGACAATGGTTCAGCAACGCGCGGCTAATCCCACGCCGGGTGACATCCTGACAGGGCAGTCTGGGTCACCCCTTGGCTTGACCAAGGCGCAACAGGACAAACTCGCTAACGCATCCACCGGGGAAAAGCTTGCGCTCAACTTCGGCGCTGGAGCCAATAGTATCTTGCAAGGTGCGCGTCAAGTCCTCGGTGGAGGAGAGACACCTGATGAAGCTATCCAACGCACTAATCAGCAGAACGCACTAGCAGCTTCCGTTCCTGGCGGGCGTGCAGCACAGATCGCAGGCAAGATGGCGATGACCGCTCCGGTTAATGCGCTTCCTATTGGGAGTGGTCTCTTGGGTGCAGGCGTAGGCTTGGCAACTCAGGGAGCCGCCATGGGCGCTCTAGAACCGGCTGCAACCCCCGGCCAGAGGTTGGCTAATATGGGGGTAGGCGCTGCGGCGGCACCCGCGCTGGGAGGCGCTCTGAACGTTGCAGGCCGTCTAGCCACACCGGTCGTAAACTTCCTCAACCCGAAGGCTGCGGCAACTAAGATTCTGCAGGGCGCGGTGGGAGACGATGCTCCAGCTGTAGTCAATGCTTTGCGTAACGCACCTCCTACGACTGGTGATTTGTCAGTGGCTGCAATCACAGGTCACCCAGGATTGCAGGCGGTAGAGGCTCAAAGTCGTGCGCATCCTTCCACACAGGCAGGGTGGAATGTATTTGATTCAGCTGGGAATTCTGCACGGAGTGATGTCTTGCAGAATCTCGGAGGTGACACGGCTGCGGCAATTAAGAAGGCGGTGGAAGAACGAGCAGCTACAATTCAACCTCAGCTGGATGCAGCGCTCGACGCGGCCAACGCGCCACGTAGTGTCTACAACCTGACAGCCCCAGATTACAGTAACCAGATTGGCAATGCACTCGCTAAGGTACGCCCGACGAGTGACATTGGCAAGGCTATTGTCGGTGATTTGAGGAGCGATGCGGCAGGGTCTAGTCCCGTCAGTGCAAATGATCTTCATGTGGCCTATACTGAATTGAACAAGCCAGCGGCCAGCGCAGTAGATGATGCTGGGATTGGCGCGGCTAAGGACGCCATCAGAGGCGTACTAGATAACGCAAGCGGAGGGAAGTATGGCACATACCTCAAAGCATTCGAAGATGCGTCAGGGCCAGTCAACGCAGCAGAACAGCTCAACGCAGTCAAAGGGAGCCACTGGCTCGACACAGCGGACGGACAATTCCCGGCAGGATCAGCGCGCGGTCCCAACCCGACGGTCAACCCGGGGACGCTAGTGGATGCACTGCGTGGACAGGCGGCAGGCAAGTGGGGTCTGCAATTGAACGCTGGTGATAGAGACATTATCAATAGTCTTATACAAGAGCAGTACGCGGCTGATGCTGCGAAGGCTGGTGGCGCGGCGGCGGCAGATCCTACCGGCACGGTGGGAGGGACCTTGGGTGAAGCGGCTGCACAGATTGGAGCTCACGCGCTCGGCGGCTTCCCCGGCGCAGCGCTGGTCAAGCCTGTCTTGGCTCTGGGTGGCTCGCGCACGCAGCAGGCTCTGGCGTCTATGCTGCGTGATCCTGGGGAGACTATTTCTGCTCTTCAGGGTACGGCCATGGGCAATGTCCTCCCGGATGTAGCGAGGTTTATGGGGACTACAGGCGCTATTCAGTTCCCCGGCGCAGCGGCACAGGCTCAGCAACAGTACGGCCCTGACCCTGTCCTCCAAGCTATTCAATAGGTGAACAATCATGCCACGTGATGCGACCGGTAAGTACACCCTCCCGGCCGGGAACCCGGTCGTAACCCAGACGCTGATCACGTCCAATTGGGCGAATACTACGCTGTCTGACATCGCGGCAGCGTTGACAGATACTGTGTCCCTCCAGTATGGCGGCACGGTGACTGGCAATGTCACGTTCAATGGAACAACAACTCTATCTGGGACTACGAACGCTGTCAAGAAGACTGGCGATACGATGTCTGGTGCCTTGACTATTGCTCCCTCGTCAGCAGTAGATGCATCTTTGACTCTTAATTCAACGTCTCCTGCTATTGCACGGCTGTTTATGCAGAATGGTGGCGTGGGGCCAAACATGCTCTACAATGGGCAATGGGGATGGACTAACAAAGCGAATAATCAGATCTGCATGACGTTGACAGACACAGGAACACTGACTGTACTTGGGAATTTTGGTTGTTCTGCTATCAGCTGTATTGGCTTGACTTCTACTGCAGATATTGTTGCAGCAAATCCAAATAGTTCAGTAGCGGGGCAGATAAGAGTCCAAAATCCTTCTGGCACATCTTTTTATATGCGTGGTAGAGCTGCTGGTTCTGGAGCTGGTATTGAATTTGTGAACAATGCTTATAATAATGTCGTGGCTTATATTCTAGATAATGGGAATATTGGATCTATCAATAATCTTTCTGCTGGAAGTGCTAACTATCAAACGGACGGTAATATCACTGGTGCATCTATCTGGGGTGGAGCACTCAGCACCTATCTAACGAATAATTTTAATGGGAAAGCTGCTAACCAAGCTCAGGTCCAGTGGGGGTCCAGCATTAACGAATGGGGAACGATCACACAAGGTGCGTCCGGTTCTGGTACTGTGGATATCGGAGCCCCATGGGTAATGGAAGGTCTGCGTGCGAATGCATGGGCTAACTATCTACGTGGTGTCTGGTTGAGGAATGCATGATGAATAAAGATGATGAAGCCGCAGCACTGCCGAAGGATCAATGGTGGGCTCACGATGAAATGTATGAAGCGTTGATCCTGCTATACCCTGATGCCGTAGCAGGGCAGGACTATCACATTGCTCATCGTGTTGCGCGGGGTTCAGCAGATCAGCTGTCTAGTGCCTTCATTACTTATTGGAATGAAGACAAGCTTGGACCGGAGCCGTCGCTAACAGATCTCATGCAGAAAGTTGAGCCACACAGAGATGTTGCCAAGCGTAACTTCCGCGCTCGTATGGCGCGTGCTCAGAGGGATGTGGCGCTCGTGCAATCAGACGTTCAGATGATCCGTGCAATGGAGACAGATGACGCTGGTAAGAAGTCTGCTTTTAAAGCGTATCGCCAAGCGTTGCGGGATGTCCCAACGCAGCCAGGATTTCCTGATGAAATCAATTGGCCTGATACTCCTGCTTGAGCTCGCAGGCTGTACCTACATCGAGCTACATGGGAATAACAATTCCCTATATCGCGTGGGAGCAGAGATAGGGGAGATACAGATTTCGCACTCCCCTCTAACCACATCAAAGACGGACGATTCTGTCAAAGGGCTTCACCCCCAAATCCCTGACAGCAACGAAGTACACCACTGACGGCTCCCTCAGCGCCTCCACTATGGTGTATCCCCTCCCACGTAGGAAGTCGTTGTAGGCGCGCAGGTAGTCTTCTGCGTCCTCTACGTGCCGTCCGAATTCCGGTTTATAATGATCCTTGTGCAGCCAGATCTTACTGCACGCACTGTCCGTAACCCAGACGAGTGGAACGCGAGCTGCGGCGGCAGCGTCCCAAAACTGAACCATACCCGGTGTCTTAATGGTTCCAGCGGTAGGGTCCATAATAACTGCATCGAAGCCATCCAAGACCTCCCGGTTGAGTGCCTTGTAACTATCATCGACGAGCTGAACATTATAGCCCTGCTCCTTGAGGTAGTCGTAGCAGACCTTATCCCTTTCCCACATGCGGTGGGTCAGTTGCCGGCCTGTACCCTTGTCCAAGACTTGGGCCGTCACCCCCAGTCCTGCGAACGGATGGAGGACACGGTTCCACTCCTCCCATATATACTTTGGCAAGTAGGTCAGGGCCTCCACATGCTGCCGGATTAGCTTGTCCGTCTCCTCCTGTAGAAAGACCTGATAGCCGTCTTTCACGTTCCCATTGGTCGGGAGCCCAATCGGTACTTCCACCGTAATTCCGTTCTTGCTGATTTGCATTAGTCACCTCGCCATGTACATTATCAAAGCGCACACGATTAGGCCACTCACTGTCCCCAGGAGGACATAGATTTCCATCCTCCTCCGCTCGCATGCTCTCTGCCATGCAAAACTCCGGGTCTGAACGGGCCACTTCGATATACTTCTCCAGGAAGTGTTGTGCTTTCTCAAGATCACGGATGCCTCCTTTTCTCTTCCAACGCGTAACGTATTTTGTGATTTGGGCTTGGAAGTAATCTAGATTATTGGCAACGACATAGTCCCAATGTTGCAGGTTGGACTGATAGTGATTACCCCCTACTTGTCTCTGATTCGCAGACATCACCTTCTCCTAGAATCCTGTCACTCATATCGTCAATGCGATCCCTTACGTAGTCAGGAAGCTTAAGCATGGAACGATCATCTAGGAGACTTGCTAACCAGACACTACCCCTAGTGTAACACGGCAGAACATCTTGATTGCCACGTTTAAGTTCCGTTTGACAAAATGCACAAAGCTCCGCTACGTCCAACCATTTTAGCATCCACTGGTCTTCCGCGCTCAGCACCGGCAGTGCTATTCCATGGGACATATACCACTCTTCCTCCATCTGGTCAAAGCCGCGCTTGATGGAGGAGTGATACATCTTGGCGTGCGCGGGCATGTCGCCTGTCCACATTTCTGGGTAGTCATGGGTCATGATTGCAAAGACTAGCTCACGGCTGAACTCGTAGCCAGTGCAGAATAGTAGACCCATCATGTTGGCACAGTGCTCTCCTGTGTTCTGCGCGCGCGTAGTGTAGATGGTGTGATAACGCTTGACCGTGTTGCATTCGTAAATCATGAACGGGTCAACTGGAAAACCCGGCAGTGGAATCTCAACATCCTTCATTTTCTTTCCTCCGTTTGTCCATCGCGCGCCACGCGCGCTGCGTGCGCATGACCTCATTGTCTACTGACATCCTTAACAATTCAACCAACGTGGGGAGCCGCAGCTTTCCCTTCTCCATTATGCCCCAACCTCCACACTTGATGCATATGTGGCAGTCGCCATCGACGGGCAACGCGTGAGGGTGAGCGAAGCAGCTCACCCCTGTATGTGTCTCCCCACAATGGGGACAGACAGTGGTGAGCCTCTGCATTACATCCTCCTCTTTAACCAGTCAGTGCAACCCTTGCGCCAGTCCTCCGCCTGAATGTACTGGCAGATGGACAGCGCCCCATCCATCTCCCCTGCTATGAAACAATCCCACGCGTTCTTCATCGGGCACGCCAGTTCCTGCCACATAGGGTCATGAAGGCTGGACCACTTTCCTTCGATGAACGCCTTGCACTCTTCCAGAAAATCCATCGGCTGTGGGTAGTACTCGCACAGACGTCTAGGTGGGGTGTCCATCCATTCGTACGGCTGGAACCCGTCCAGGTGTTTGATGAGCTCGTCAGGGTGATACCTTTCAGCGTAAATGTGGTAGTCATTAGAAAACTGATACATCCGACCTAGATGCAGACCGGTTTGGATGGCGACGAATTCATGGAGCATAGACATGTGAACTGCGTTGGCCCCCGTCGCGCCCCAGATCAGGTCATTGCTGCGGGCCATGACTGTCATGTCTAGACGCCCGTCACGAACCGCAAAATAGATATGGGTGTTGCAGGGGACATCTTTCCCAGAGTACTCGATGAGCGCGTCAATGTCAGGATCGTACATTGCGAGTACCACCCGGCGCGACTTCGGATTTTTCCGAAGATGACTAATATTATCAATGAGCTGGCAATGGTTGAAATGGAAGGACCATCTGTTGCCGTATGCCCCATGGAGCGTTCTTCCGTCATCAGAATAGCCCTGGATTTGATCGTTAAACTGGCTGAGCCACTGTATTTCATCTTCCCCCGCAAGCATCCAAACGCCCTCCATGTAATGGAAAAACGGGTTAGCGTCGCGGTGAGCGTTGAATAATACCCGCTCGTTAGGCTTGTCATATTCCATGCAGACGGGCGTAGGATACCTGAAAACTGGCCCTCCACGGGAATCTTCCGTATGGAGGTCAGGTAAGGTGTGGAACGCCCATAGTGCAGTCTCGTACGCATCGTTGACGTTCCTTGCAGTGAGGCTGAGTATGCTCATGGAAATACTCCTGGTCCAGTGGGGACGTAAAGTTGTTTCGGTTGTCCCTGCCCAAACTTCACACGACAATACTTGTCAAACTCACAGAGACAATTCTGCAGGTCCTGGAAGTGGATAGCTAACCCCAGACCTACTGCCCCGACTATCTGCATCCTATCTTGGAATTCACCACCATTCATCTGTCGCTCTATCGGCAGGTTCCATAACCGGTTCAATCCACGAATGCTTCCCGGCCCAGGAGTGGACCACGTCCACCAGTCGGGGGCTTGCTTTAACCATGGTGTATACTTCACGTCCGCTACTATCTGGCCAGACAAAAATGAACTGATCCCTTTTACCTGGACGGAGTTTGCGAACTCCTCTAATGAGTTGAACTTCATACGGGGATAGACTTCCCACAACCGGTTCAGGATTAGCAATACGAAGTCTACCTTTTCCATCCCCTTTGATTCTGTGCCAGTAACCATGTAGGCGCTGGAGAAGCATTTGTCACCTCTGTTCTGACGGTCTTTGATGATGTTACGCATGCGCCCAGATTGCTCCGGCGTCCAAAAGTAACTGTACCCTATTTCTTCCAGGGTGGGAGGGTAGTTAATCAGCCGCGCCACGGCCATGTTGAACGGCAACATGGGGTTGATGCGGTTTGGATTCCGCCAGTTGGCGGCTATCCATTTAGTCACCTTGTCGTGTTCCCGCATAACGTTGCAGAACCGATACTTCTGCGGGATAGGATCAGTTGTCCACGGAGCGGGCAACTTCTCTTCATCCTTTGCAATGTGGATACGCCAACGCTCAGCTACAAAATACTTGAACAGGTCGAAGAGTTCAAGGTTCGGTGAAGAGATATCTGACATCTTCATAGCTCGATACAAAACGGACTTCACGGTTGAGTGGACCTTGCAGTCGCTTGATAAGCTTCTGCATGGCAGCGTCCTTATCTATGACATTCACAGGGTCAAGCGGCCGGAGATCCCCACGTTCCCTACGCCGCTGTTCTGTCCTTTGGATACAGACTTCAATGGGCGTGGTTAGAAAAGCGAAAATGTGGTTTGGCCCCCATTGTTCGCTCACCTTTCCCATCCGCCCATAGAAGCCTGAGGCTATCATTGATTCGTATAGTACGTGCCCATCCAGATTACCATACCGGGACACCAAGTCCACACAGGTGTCGGCATCGCATGTGTCCAGTCCTCCACATACTGATTCATACGACCCCAACACGTACAGACTCTTATTCCACCCCATGTCGAGGCGGTACGCCTCAATACGTTTACGATTGTAATTGCTTTGGATTGGTTCGACATTTTTAGCTTCTTTGAAAAATTGTCTAGCTATCGTTGTTTTGCCAGCTCCACATGTGCCGTGGAGCTTTACCCTTACTGGCCCTGTTATTATAGCATTCATGCTGCCTCCTTACTAGGAACAAGTGCTCTCTTTATTTCATCATCACTGGCACCCTTGCTGGATAGGACATCCATTACTCTTTCATCCAAAGTGTTTCTAGCAATGATCCAGTGGAGAGTGACGTGTTCAGCAGAATTACCTTGTCTATACACGCGCTTAAGGAACTGCTTAAACCATTCGTAATTCCAGTTAATCCCGTACATACAGATATGATTACAGTGACCTTGAAGATTGAGACCATGGCCCATACTAGCAGGGTGACCAATGAGGTGAGGAATAAGGCCTCTATTAAACGCGTCATTCACTGCCTCCAGTTCCTTGGTTGCAGTCATATTGATAGTTCTGGGAATCGCCTTTTCAATGGCTTCCGCATCAAACTGAAACTCATAGGCGGTAAGCATCGGTTGACCTTGCAACTGTTCAACCAGATCCCCCAATGCTCTGAGCTTTTCAAAGTGAAGCGCACTAAAGCCACGACGGTTGTTTTCTTCCTGAATGTAAAGGCCACCATTAGCGATTTGACGACATTTCCCTCCGACAACTGCGGCGTTCGGAGCAAAGACAGGCTCACCTGACTCCAGAAGTGTAAAGAATCTCCGCTGCATATCAATATAGTGCTTCCTTGCAGTGGGGGGAAGGTCAATATAAATTTTGTCATGTATCAGCTCCGGCAGTTCGATGAAGTCCTTCTCGTTGAAGGAGATAAGGCTTTCTTTCAACTTCTCCTGGATTTCCTTTGCCGCCCCCGGCATCAGCTCTAGTCCATAGGTGTTGAATGGATCCTGTCGGAAATATTGCGCCCGATAGTGAGTGATAAAACGTCCCAGCGTCTTCCCCAAATCCACAATGTACATCTGTCCAAACAAATCCTCATACCCGTTAGGGGAAGGCGTACCTGTAAGAATATAGCGCCTCTTAAATTGAGGTAGGAAAGGTTTAAGAGCTTTGAATCGTTGGGTTTGGGTGTCTTTGAACTTCGTGCTCTCGTCCACAACGAGACAGTCAAACCCTTGTCCGGCCCAGAGTTTAGGCGATAGTAGATTCTTAAGGGACTCCGGGTTGATAAGATATATGGCATGGTTTTCCTTCAACAACCGGATGCGTTCCTTCTCATCCAGCTCACAAAGATTACAGATATCCATGTGGTTGAAATCATCCCACTTATCCCTCTCCAACGGCCAGACTAGACGACATACACGGAGAGGAGCAATGACTAATACCTTAGTGACTTTCCTCACAGACAACAGCACATCCAACACGGCGAGCGCGATGGAAGTCTTACCCATGCCGGGGTCCAGGATAATCCCAGACCCCGCATGCTCAAGCATCCATTGCACCCCCACTATTTGAAACGAGTGCGGGTTCCACTTCATGTAATGTTCCCACCTTGTACTGGCCGATGCAGCTGAACGGCATCAGTCTTTGGAGGTCAGGCCAGCCATCCAGCGCTTTCCTCTTGTCCTCGATGTCATCACCTATCTGGTGTTTCCGTGTAATGAAAGCTCCCTTCAACATACAGAGTACCGTCTCCGCTTCTTGGATCCCACAGTAACCGGGCCCGCCGAATGGTAAGTGGAAGTTGGATATATGGTCCGTTACTATTTCCAGACATCGAATCAATGGATCCTGTGGGAAAAGGCCAAGCGCTGCTTGGCGAGGATCCGTGGGCAAGCCGACGTTGGCTTCCTCCAAGCTCAGTGCTATCTGGTTGTCGAACACCCTCGTCTGAAAATCCAGTGTTTTCCATATGAAATAATCTCCAAAACCACAGCGCTCAAAACGTCCTCCTGAGAACATCTTGCGCAGCGCGGTATAGTTGGGCGCTACCATGGCGCGGAAAGCGTGCAGAGGACTTTCTGAGGCTGCGGCTAGGCGTCCCAACGCGTTGCGGCCCTGCGCACCTCTATAGTGTCTGCGCTCCGTGCCACGCCACATGGTATCAAACTCATACTTGTAACGATCCCATGACCATTCTTCCGTCGCCGCTTTGGCAGACCCTCCCATGTGATACGACAGTAGGAAGTGCATGCAGAAGCGTGCGGCCCAGTCATCACCGTAGATACACCGTGCGCCGCGCGCCACCTGATACACTGGATCTAAATCATTTGTTGCTATCGTTACTTCAGCGAATCGTTGCCAAGAATTGACTGTTTCCATCTCTTTAATGCCTCCATACCTTGGTACACGTTATCACATACTAGCACAGGGAATTTATTCGCCAGCAACCATTTAATCCTGAAGACTTGTAGCTCCCTAGGCATTTCGTCAGGACGTTTGAATTCCATAAAGAAAACGTGACCCTCAAACATAAAGATGACGTCTGGCCAGCCACGATTCCCTGTTAGGTTCAGCTTAATCGATGTGATGCCTAGCTCATCCTGCGCCAGAGCTCTGACATCATTTTCGATCTTGATCTCCATCACCATTATCTGGCACCAGATAAATGAAGTTAGGTGGAGTAGGAATATCTTTCAGATTCCTAGCCAATCCCGGAATGTCCCTTGCAAGGACCATCGTTGGACCGTCTGGGCCGCACGCCCATCCACAGTGGTTACAGCCCCACCATAGATTGTCATCCCAGAGGTCATTACTTCCGCATCTCGGGCAGCTCACCATAAGTCTCCCAATTCGCAAGGACCTCCCTTGCTAGCCCGGAAGGGACACCATCTACATACTGACTTAGATGGAGTAGCGGTAAAGGTCTGATCGGCAAACATCCGTAGTGCCAGTTCGTTCCATCCCGCAGCATAATAGTCGAACATGGCAGGCATGTAAGACGCTTGATGTCCACTTGCACCTCCTTCGTCAATGTACCACGCACTAACATCAACCCTCTTAATGTCAGGAAATCTCTTCATCCCCATCAACGCGTAGATTTGTAACTGGTCAGCGTGTTCCGGGTATCGACGGCCTGACTTAAGATCACGTATATCAAGGATATCTCCGTCAAGATAATGCAGATCCACAACAGCTTTAATCCAAGCTTCCTCTTCCATAAACACCGGGAACCAACCTTTATCGGCGAGCCAGACTTCTTCACTCTTCCATCCCGTCTGCTTCATACGCTCAAGCTCTGGGCCTAGCGGAATCATATCCTTTTCTAGCATCACTACGTTGTCCGTAGTTTTGATATAGTCCTCCGCATTCTTGTGCAGGCGCGAGCCCCGGCTGGCCGCAGCTCCGGGCTCCGCGCCTAGTCCGTCAATGTAATCCAGCTTGTACTGTAGAGGGCACTCTTTGTAAGTGCTGAGGGAGCTGTAACTCCATCTGATAGGGCGTAAGATTGTGCCAGTCGTATCCATATTCCACGCTCACTCTGAAAGGAACATCGAAACCTGCAATGTCTTCCATCGCTACGCGAATACGAGCTACTTCTTCATGGATACTATCTACTGGAACACTGAACACGTTTTCATCGTGCACAGTCATTAGAAACGTGCCTGCATGTGGGGCATCGTGATATCGGATAACGCTTTCTTTTGTCTGGTCCGCTGCGGAACCTTGGATGAGGAAATTGACGAGCTTGTAGTTGAATTCGCACCACTTGTTATTGATTATCTTCGGAGATTCAACTGGGATAATGCGTCCACCATGGGTTCTGACATAATTGCGAGCACTGACATCATCGATAAACTCTTTAAGGCCGTACATGGACTGGAAGTAGGCATCCCGTATATTGAACGCTGTATCATAGCTAACTCCGAGTCCGTTAGATAGCGAGCGTACTCCTTCACCATACACCAATCCAAACCCGACTGCTTTTGTCTGCTTGCGGATGAGGACAATGCCAGATTCTGTTGTGACCAGCTCCGCCGCGACCTGATGAAGGTCTGCCTCCGGGTCATCAATGTAGATTTGTCGTAGCCTTCCCTCCGCGAAGTGAGCCAAGAGCCGCATCTCTTGCGATTTGTAGTCTGCGCTAACAATTATCTCTCCTTCTTCGGGTAAGATATACTGTCGCATAGCAGGTAGAATCGGATACCCGTCTGGGACAAGTATTTCAAGGATGTCGGGGATATTCTGCAAGTTAGGGTCACTACAGCTGAGCCGTCCTGTTCTGGTTCCATAGTCATCCCCTCTAACCGAATTCCAGGAGGGATGAAGCCTCCCATCACGACTCGATAGGCGGAGCCATCCGCGCATAAAAGTTCCAAGGAGTGTTTTGAGAGCCGAGCGGTACGCGAGTAACCCAACGAGTCTTTCATCCCTGCACCCTATGAGGAGATTTTCACGGGCCGTGCTGAGTTTGCCAGTGGGAGTGCGAGGCCATTCTTCTTCCACACCGAGGCCTGCGGATAGGATGGCGGCACATAGCTCGGGGCCAGAATCCAAGTTAACGCTGACACCACACCCAAGATGGCTGCGAATATCACTATCCAAGCGATTATACGCGCTTTCATAGTATTCAGTGTCACGCTCAAGGCGAACGCGGTCAATCCTAACACCACGCCGCTCAGCATCGCCGAGGATAGGACTAAGGCGTATTTCGCGATCGTAGGCGCTACACATCCCACGATCGGTAATAGATGGGTATAATTTGTCATAGAGCTTACGTGTGCGGACCACATCCCCGATAGCGTAAGTACCTACGATTCCGGCTGGAACCTCGCATATCATGTGGCCCCAATTCTTAGTATTCCACGGTATTTTGCCGTTGTCTTTCAGCCATTTTCCCACTGCGTCTTGCTCATCAGGACGCATGCCAAGAATCCGCTCGCTGCTAGGTTTAAGAGATACAGATGCAGCGTGTGGGTCGTCCAAATAGATGAGGAATTGAGTGTCGTCCACATGGCTAGGATATTCGAAGCCAAAATGCTGACTAGCAACGCCTGTATCAAACTTCGCGTGATGGAATAGAGCATGATCCCATACCTCCGCTAATCGTCGGCGACCGTCCTCCCACGTACAGTTGTTTTCGGATGGATGGCCCCACGCTAAATATTCAGGGTTTTCCTTACCATCTTGCCAGATTGCTACACCTACGGGTTTTGGAGATAGTCCGCTCCCGAACTCTATTGCCTGAGTCTCGAAATCAACGGTGTCCATTATGGCTCCATTGGGTGAGTACACGCTACAGGCTACGAGAACAAAAGCAGTATAGCCCCTGATTGCAGGGGCTACAAGGACAACTTATTCGTCAATCTGCTCCATGAAGCGCTTTGCCAGACGGACGAGGTGACGGGCCAGTTGCCGCGCCCATTCTTCACTCCCCGATTTGGGACATTTCTTCCCCTGCGCGGCTAGGGCGGAGCGTGTGATGGTTTCTACGGCCGCGAGCATTAAATACTCACTAGGATTGTCAATGCGTTCCGTCGATTGGGCGTTGCAGTAACTTTCCACCGCGCCGTCGTCACGGATCTGGACTAGCAGCCAGTTCTTGCCTCCCAGCGCTTCCATCTTGTCCACCACGTCCACGAAGCCAGGAGTAGACTGATAACCACGCTCTTTTGCGCTTTCGTCAATCAGAGGTTCGGCTCGCATTCGAATTTCTCCTTCATGAAGTCAATGAGCTTTTCCAGGGTCTTAAGGAAGTTATCGTCCACGACTTTTTCATACCCTGTATCTGCGTTGCTGAACGCGGACATGGATTGTGTCAGCGCAAACGTGCCGAGGACTGTCCAATAGTGACTTTCATTTTTCTCCTTGATTTTTCGCAGATCAATGTTTTTGCCGAGGAACAAGTGGATAACGATAGTTTCTATCGCCGCTTGCATCATCTGCTCGTGGATCTTGCCGGAGGGCGCATTGCAGAATCCGTGGGCTGTCTCACTTCCGTCCACTGCAATGCACAAAATAGCTTCGTGACCTGGGAATGCCACGTCCAGCATCTCTTTGATAAACTCACCGTCAATTTTCATAGGGGCTCCTTAGCGGCCCGCCGTAGCAGGCCCATACAAACATACCAGCCCCTAGCCGCCAGGAGCTCTCAGAGCGTTCTGGACGGCCAGAGGGGCGTTTCTAGCACTACGCTTGCGGGCGTGCCGCCTTGATGATCTCACCGGCTACGGTCTTCGCGCCGCCATTGACATAGACATCTGCCATGACGCCACGGAAGGTTTCGTCCAGCGTGGGAGGTTGGACTTGCTGCGCCGCCGTACGACGCTCCAACAGGTCCAGCTGAGCGCGCATGGTCTTGGCGGCATAGAGCAGAGCGGACGCACCAATCATGCGGACCTCCGTCCCCGGCTCTTGCTCACCGATCTGGTACAGCTTCGCGCGCTTGACCACTTCCGACACCATCGCCGGAATTTGGCCAGCCAGTACAGCTCCGACCTCAGTAAGATCCTCATTCGCGGCAATTACCTCACCACCATAATGACGGATGAGCCTTTCCACAGCTTCCGCGTCAGGAGCCTGGAGCTCAATGACTGCATCCAGTCGGCCGGGGCGCAGCATGGCGGGATTGACCTTGTCCAACTCATTGGTCGTGAGCACCGTGATGATATTGCTACTCTTGGTGTCAATGCCGTCAATGATATTGAGGAGGTCATCCAGTTCTACTCCACGCTTGCCGTCGGTGACGCGGTCCACGTCTTCGCAGAATACCACGCAGGCAGGGGACTGATACTGTTTAGCAAACTCAATTGCCAGTTTAAGTTCATTAGCCCGAGGGCTATAGACATAGGTAATTCCACTGTCCACTGCCATGCGACTAGCGACGGAAGCTGCCATAGTCTTGCCCACTCCGTAGGTGCCTCCCAGGAGGACGCCCCGTTTGACAGCGACCCGGTTTCGGATGCAGTCATGGACTCGGGTAATGGGGATGAAAAGGTTGACATTAATTTGTTCCTCCAGCTCACGGCTGAAAATGACACTGTTGGGTTCCACGGACTTGGCGTTCAAGAACTTCACGTCCGGCATGGGAAGGTCTTTGCCGTTGTCCAGCAAGAAGCGGATTTTCACCGCCTTCCCCTTGTAGATGCTGTGGTCGCGGAGGTAAGTATTCACCTCGTCAAAGAGCTCACGCACGGCGCGTTCATCCTTGCGCTTGACCATGGCTTGCAGCTGAAACTTGAAGCGACCGTTGGGCTGCCGCGCCACGTCCGTGGCAATGAAGCCGCTGATATTGGGCAGGTTGAACCGGCCCCACGCCACGTTCGTCCAGACGTGGTAGTCCGTTTCGATGCGGACCATTTGCGGGGGAGTATCCTCCCAGAAACCGGGCGTGGCTTCCGCCGGAGCCCATCCAAACTTCGCCACCAGACAGCGGTCCAGGGCATACGCGCCGTCGTAGGGGAGTACATCGTACTCCATGGTGAAGTTGGTGGTTTCTTCCTCGAACTGCATGCGGCGTTCGAGCAGGTTAATCGCGGTTGGGATCTTCATCCCCTCGGGGAGGATAAGCTTCTCCCCATATTGCACGATTTGGGCTACGGCTATTTCAGGTACGAGTTCGTTCAGGGTATTGCCCATTGCATGCTCCTAGAATGGTTCAGGGTCTGTGTCTACGAACTGCTCTGCTGATGGGTGGACATCTGGTTTTTCTTGCTTGTCACCTCCTGTGTAAATGTAACTCTGAGAGCCATCACTCCATTCGAATCCAAGTGGAGATAGAAGCGCCCACCAGTCAATGTCTGGGGAATCTTCGAAGTCCTTTTCGTTTTCCCGCGCCTTTTGGGTGAGCTCATAGACACACTCCATTTCTACGACCAGGATATTCGGCGTGGATTGTAGCCAGAAATACCAACTCGGCTTGAGCAGGATAAAATAATCTATCCTCTTCCACGCCAACCAGCACTCCTTCATAGACATGCCGGACTTAGGGTTGACGTTGAAAATGTACGTATGATCGTTTATTTGATGAGCATCCGCGTTGAAGCAGCGCGGCTCTTTCCCTTCTGGACAGATTGCGACTCGGCAACCTGTAAAGATGCAAGTTGACATACTCCCTCCAACAGGGCGATGAAGTTATCGTAGAGGATACGTTCTTTTTGGAGCATCATGTTTAGAATGACTGGACTGGTTTTGCCCGCCTTGTATGTTTCTATTCTGGCGATTTGCAAAGACCAAAGACGTGCAGCATGAACTACAGCCTCTTTACTCATTACTAGAACCCCCACGGTTCAGGTTAGGATTGTTTTGGTGGAGGCCACAGGCCAATCAGCGTCACGGGGAGCCCCTGTTGCTACGACCCGCGCCTTGCCGACCGTGGGGACGACCCGTGACCCCCGCCAAAACACCCTAACTGCCAGTATGCGCTTCCCCGCGCATACTGGCAACTCTCACTACTTCTTGACGACATCGACCAGCTGAGCTTCCTTGCCGGGAGTCTGAGCGACAGCGTAAGCTTTCACGCCCGGGACTGCTCCTACGTCCGCTGGTTGCGGAGCTGGCGCAGGCGGCGTGGAGGGAAGAAAGTCAGAAACCCCAGCCTCTGCCAACGCGTCTTCCGTCGCCTTGGTTGAGTGGCCAATCAGCAGCACGGCGGCTCTGTACAGCCGCGCCGACATTTCCGCATTCGATGAAGCCATCCCCTGCGCCAGAGTAAAAAGTGCGGAAGCGTTTGCTCTGGCGTTGCAAGGGTTTGATTCCACGCCTCCACCGAACTGGAATACTCCACCCAAGAAGCCAGCGCCTACGGATGCTGTGTTCGCACAGTTGTACTGACTAAAACTGACACCGTAACTCACAGCTCCCGGGTTCCCAACAGTCTGGATGGATTCTTTTATATGAGTTGTCGGGTCCCCGGGGATTTGCGCTGCCGCAGTCTGTCCGGCCCCCGTCCCGCTGGAGGGGTCGGACGCTCCGCTCCCTGATGTAAAATTCACGGTCACGGCTGAAGTTCCGCCTGCCGCCGTGGAGTTTCCCCCTGCGCCCCCACGCGCGGAGGCAGCACTGCCGCCGATCGTGCTGGACATGCTGGAGGAAGACATACCTCCACCCACGGCAGTCGCCGTGCCTACTGCGCCGGAGTTGGACGTTGCACCCGCTCCGGAGTTTGCTGTCTGGCCGAAGGTTGCGCCCGCAACCATCGCCAGGGCTGTGGCCATCAGAATCTTTTTCATGTTATCCCCATTTGTGAAAAACCGCGCCCGAAGGCGCGGCCTGAAACATCACCCATCAACGGTGTCCTGCTAGAACTTCAGGGCGCTTACGGCAGAACCAGAAACGCCCCCGGTACTCCCAAACCCTGCTCCTTGAATCGCGCCGATAGACAATCCAGCGGACATACTTCCCAAATCTACACCTTGAGGCACACTATTCGGCACAGAGCCTGCGGTCTGGACTCCATTGGTGATGGTGACCGTGACCGTTTTGCCTGCCAGCGTCTGCTGCACAATTCCGGAAATCATGTTTCCCGAAGTCGTTACGCTGGTGCTTTGGCCGAATGTTGCGCCCGCAACCATCATAGTTGCGCATGCAACGATCAGTCTAATCTTCATCAGATGCTCCTTGAAAGGAAACCCTCCTGCCATGAACAGGAGGGTCGCATCAGACTACGATTAGAAGTGCAGGAAGCCTGCACCACCGGCTGCGTTGGAGAGCGAGCCTGCTGCGCCGCCCGTCAGACCGAAGCCGTTGCCCTGCGTTGCGCCGACCGAAAGGCCCGTGGTCGTCGTCGTTGCCGTCGTGTGAACGCCAGCCGCACCACTCGTGGGATTGTTGCCTTGACCCGCGACCGCGACCACCGTCGCCGTGCCTTCGGTAGCGTTCGTGGTGCCTTGGATCGAAGCGCCGTTACCGATCACGCCGGTAGCGGCGAACGAACCTGCGCCCGAGGACGACGTTGCCACGCCACCGACACCCGTTACTGCGAATGCCGACGAAGCGACCAGAGCTGCTGCCACTGCAAGGATGAGCTTCTTCATGATTATTACCTCACAAGTGTGGGGGATAGAAAAAGGGAGCCCCCACGACTCCCTTAGACCCTGCGTTACTGCTAACAAACTGTTACAACTATACAGGTCATTTTACCTCTTGGGGGCTCAACCTGCTCGGTTTGCGCCGCAGCAACATAGGTGTTTACACCTATTGCCTCATGAGTATTTTTTCCCGTCCTTCTTTGGTACAACAGGCTCCCCTTCCTTTTGATTCTTAGGATATGGGACCATAATATTCTTAGCTACGAGCTCCTGCTTGGCGACTAGTGCAGCCAGAATTTCATCGTCCGTGATAACCCCTGACCCCTTGAAGAGGACCTCAAACTGGTTTTTCGGATGGGGTACAACGGAGATTTCGGTGATAACTGCCAGCGGAGGGACCTTAAGGACTGTCGAGCATTGATTGGCAAACGTGCTCCAGTTACGGACAGACGTGACAGGGATCTTGCAGAAAGCCACAGCCGCTTCAAGAATCTCCTTTTCGGAATGAAGACTATCCTGGTGTAGGATTGCCAGACGCCGCGTATTCTTACACGCCTTGCCGCGCCCACCATCAGGATCGCTGCCCCACGCATTGCGAATACAACCGTCACACTCGGTGTTTTGAGGCTCTTCACACTCAGCGTGTGGCTTGAGTTCACTATCCTTCCGGCCGAACGCGTAGCATATTGGCGAAGCGGGTTTTGCCGGATTGAACTTATCTGGGAAATACGCATTTTCAAAGATGTAATCTATACAGACTCCAGTCAATTTGTTGCCGGGGACTGGTGCATCGTTAAACAACATCTGTCCTGCGCGGAAGGTGATGAAATTTCCAGTGGGCTTTTCCGCATCTTCCGTCTGTTTTGCCAGCGCGGCCATGCGTTCCTTCCACGGAATTACCTGAGTACTCATGATCTAGTCCTAAGTACGACCGATTTGTGCTCCCTTCGGTCAACGGGAGATCCTTTGGACGGATATTTTATCTACTGGGAATTTGTCCACGCCGGGGATGTGTTCCCCTGCTTCCCAGTGTTCCCTTACAGCTACAGGACTCACGCGTTTCTGTAGTAGTTCAAAGGCGTTATTGTCCATGATATATTTATAGAACAGCTCCCAGCTCCGCACTGTCGGTGCGGGTTCTCCCTCCTTCAGTTCTACGATGCAGTCTGTCGCTTCAAATTTCAGAACGCGTTGTTCCTTCATTATCGCTGAAAACTGCTTCTTGAGTTCACGTTCTTCCTCTTCAATTGCCGCCGCTTGGTTCTGCAGATCCAGCCGCTGAATCTGCTTCTTGAACCATTGATCGACTAGCGGCAACAGCGTCTGTGTGAAGTTGTCCACTATCACGCACCTCTTTTAGTCTTACGTATAAGATACTGAGGGCGTCTAAGAGCATGGTAAGATGTTGCTCCAGCTGAACCATCATAAGCAAATCACTTAGCGGAGGATGACTGCCTGTTTTCAAGGCATCTGCCAGCGTAGCTTTGATTTCCTTCTGCTGTCGATGGGAGTCACTGATTTGTCCAGCTGTAGTGATCAGGTCTACAATGAGATCCCCACCATCCTTCTCATCCAGGATAGACACAATCTTGTCGTTAGAGAGGGGATCGTTCTTAGACGTTAACATGTCAATCTCCTTACGGGTTACTGGCTACGTCATACAGGCTCTTGGCGGGCACGGAGGCCCGCCCCCTTACTACCCTATGCGGCAGGCTGCTCGGTGCCCGCCTTGGACTTCCTACCGCGCTTCTTGGGCGCTTCGCCAGTGGCGGCACGCGCAGCCGCACGCTTCTCCTTCAATGCTTCGTATTGAGCTGCGCGGCCAGCGTGGGCGCGGGGCTCAAAACCATCAGGCACATGGAGATCGCACGGTTGTTCGCCAAGTTCACCTTGGACGTAGAACTCACCGCCAGCGTATGCGAAGTAAGTGTAGGTGCGACCGCGTGCCGAGGTGACTTTACCTTCGACATCAAAGCCGTTGATCTTCAACGGCAGGTCACGACCTTTGATTGGCATGGCGTATTGCAGAACCTTGTGTTCCACGCCACCTTGGGAAAGAACCAGCTTCATTATAACCTCCATTGGGGAATACCCTATGAATAGTAAGGTATCCCCATGGAAAATGCAAGCGGTATTACGTCGCTGATTTCATGGAAGCAGACGCTTCATCCAGCATTTTGATAGCATCATTGGGCGCGAGGTCAGTCGCAAACCCAAGGTTGTCATCGTCAGGGTTTTGCTGCTCCTCACCCACCACGAGGACGAAGTACGCACCCGGAGGCAGCACGTCTTCCAGCAGCTTGCTAATCAGCATCATGTCGGTTCGCATCCCAAAGCTCCTTATGTTGTTCCTGTTTAAACCACGTGTCAGCTTGCGCTTGTTCCTCCTCGTTCATGAACGGGTAGGCCGCGCGCACCAGCTGATGTCGCTTCACTACGATGTTGCGCTTGCTGCTATCACTATTGTGAAACTCATAGCGGATAGGACGCAGCAAGTCGCGCAGCGCTTTGTCGCGTGTCACCAATGGCGCTTCCTCACCAGCTCTGCCACGGCGCACGTCCGTGTAGCGTGACTTCACCGCCAGCCTCAATGTCCGCATAGAAATACACCTTCAGGTCAGTGCCCATCTTTTTCTTGAGCTTGTTATCGATGGTCAAGAAGTCCATGAATTTCTTGCCTTCCGTGTACACCAGCGCCTTAGGAGTCTCTTCACTGGACTCCACAGGCATCTGTACTTTTACAATTTCATGCGTTTTGGTCATGATCACCTTCAATGCTGATGTTCATAGCTGTCAGGGGGCGATTGGGCTTGCCATCGTGGCGGACAGGCTGTCTATCGCTGACAGTCTTCCACTCCGCAAAGACTTCCGCTATATCCTTGAATTTCTTGGCACGTTTGAGTTCCTTTGTCGGCCAAAGCTTCAACGTGCCTTCCTTTGTGTGAGGATCCCAACCGCGCACGTACTGTCCATCCCACGCAGTACGCGCGCCAGTGGCTAGTCCAGCGATAATGACGACAACGCTCATAGCCATGCCCCCGTTCCAACCTCAAATACTGCTATGTTTGTAATCCGGATGTTATTGGTATCACCGTCCAGATAGCGGTAGCGCGCTTCGTGCTGACCAAACCACTCGCCATACTTGACCCACCACTTCCACTTGTGGACCAGGACATATCCTGACCAATGCACGCCAGGATAGTCTTCCAGCTCCTTGGCGGACAGACGAACATACCAATAGCCCTGATAGCAACGAATTTCACGTCCCCCTTGGATGTGGCGGACCGGCGTCCCATTACGATTGTACATTACACTTATTCTCCTTGACATAGCAGCACGCTCCCACGAACGAGACCACTGCACAAAAGAACACGAGCCACCACGAATTATCAGACAGGTGGCGACCGGGACCAGCATCATACCCCAACAGATACCACGACATCGCCGACAGTAAGACCAGCAAGATTCTTAACATTTCTTTTGTCCCCATTTGTGATTGGTGTACAAGATTGCTGCAATGAATACAAACCCGATAAGCACCATAGCGTCAAGCTTAAGATCATCCTTTGGAATGAATCCTACAATTCCATACAAGAATCCAGCGACAAGGAATACTGCGCCCATGGCGAGCAGGCTTTTGAGCGCCAGCCACAGACCATGAAAAACAGCATTGAGTTCTTGGAGAGCTGCCACGATTGTGGCTAGGATATACGGTACGATACTTGCAAGGATGATCCCGCCAGCTACTTCAAACATGAGTTCCATGATTATCACTTATTCTGAAAAAGTCCCCCGGGGCTCGGGGAAGCTTGACCGGGGGGAAAACCATAAGGGGCTTGATAGGCGTTGCACCTACCAACCCCAATTATGCCATCTGGTTACTTGGACTGCAACTCCAAATAATTCTGGACTCGATGTGTCTTGCACTTGTGCTGATGCAAGCGGCCAATGGACATGATTGCTGTGCAGTCCGGACACGCTGCCATCGCACGGTGGAACTTGCGACGGCTCCCATGGTTCACACTAATGGGATCTACCCAGCAGGTGATGCCCTGGATGTCACGGGCGGGCAGGCCAGCGTCCGGCCATTTGTCCTCCGGCCGCAGCCCGAACAGTTTTTTGACTTCACCACTGTGAGCGTTGCGCCACGTTACGCGGGGGTCATGGATGAACTTTTGCATGATTATTGCTCGCAAGTGTAAATGTCAGCACGCTCAACGTCGAATGCTACCGACCAAATGCCAGATTGTCCCGCCGTGGGAGGAGTGAAGAAGTACACATTGTTGTCACGGAACCAACCCTGAGATACTACCATTTCATTGCCAGGAAATTTATCAACCAGTACACATTGAAACGGACCTTCCAAAGTGTCAACTACGGAGTTGTCAGACACTTCACCGACAGCCATGCTGGAAATCTCGAGGATAATCATTTTACTTTCCTTCAGTCTGGGTAGCCGCCCCATGCCGCTACCACAGACTTTATTATAACACTCCCGCCACCTGCGATACTAGCTGTTTTTGTTCAGCCACGCGTAAAAGTGGTCTATGCCACACTCCAATTCAGGATGTGTTGGACCCAAGGGAGTATTAAACCTTCTGCCTGCTTGCAGACGCATGGCTATCTGGTCATCCTCCATCACCGTCTCCATAAACGCATCACGTTGAGTCTGCTTGTACAGCCAATCTACCTGCTTATCATAGAAATAGTCAATTGTAAAATCTACACCATCTGGTCGTGGTGTAAGGTAGGAAATCATTATAGTGTAGGGATAATGCTCAATAAAGGCGTTAGGATATATGTTCCCCCAGATTGCACCCCATGGGATGGGGGGAAGCTTCTTAAGTTCTCTAAACCATTCCTCATAGATTGGAGATCCAGGGTTATCCAGTGATTTGTGGCCCACAATCTGAGCGCTACAGTTCTTCCCCCACACCCATCTAACCTGGTCTGTAACGTAACTTCCAAGACCTCTGTGGTAAGGTCGGACATGATAGCAATCCATAGACACTTCCACAAAGATCTTCCAGTCGTAGGGACAGAAGTGGGTTTCATGGTGATCAAACTCATAGTCTGTAAAATCAAAGAGACCGTCTAATTCATGGAGGTCTACCGGACGGTCAAACAGTAGACCATTCCAAGTCCCAAAGTTGAACGGCATAAGATCCAGCTTGCATTCCAGTGGGAAGTTTGGCGCTCCTATCATCTTACCATCCAGTCCGTACGTCCACTTGTGGACAGGACACATTAGACGGTCCGCCGTCCCGCAGCCATCAAACATCTTGGCTTGCCGATGTCTGCAGATGTTAGATATTACGCGTATAATTCCTTCTTTATTGGTGATAATAAACTCATCACGGCCAAAGTAGTTCCCATCATTTGGGACCATCAACTTATGTCCGAGATACATATGACCTCCACATAAAGAAACAGCCCCGACCGTGACGTGCGGGGCTGAAAGGAGTTTAACAAGTGGGCCTACATGAAAAGTATAGGCCATGGATGCATCCGATGCAAGGTTGATCCTTCTGCGGCCTATACTGTATACGTACCCGTAACGCGTAACTCAAGGAGGCACATAGTGGATACTTTTTACTTTGGAGTTAAACGTGACGACTCCGTCATTCTTTCCTCCGCCATCCCTGGAGGAACAAGGTAGATACTTCAATGAGTTCCTTAACCAACGTGGCATAGACCAGGAACTCGCCAGTTCGTACCATCTAAGAGTCGATGTTGCTAACAACATCAATGCAGACTACAAGCTCACTAAGGGATTGTTCTACAATGAGCTTGGTATCCGTATGCCGTACCATGGATTCGGATGGGAAATACTCCCCAATCGTGAAACCACCCGCCGTAGCAACCCTCCCAAAGACGACAAAGGCAAGATCCAGTCCAAGTACGTGCGCTGGTCCCACGTCCGTGGCGCATGCCTGTATCTGACTTACAGGGAAGACTGGGAAGTAGTTCGTAACAACGTCCGCATACCCCTAGTAATCGTAGAAGGTGAGTTCAAAGCCATTGAAGTCGCCAACAGGCTAGGACTGGACTATGCAGTCACTGGCTTGTCTGGCAACGTAATGATGGTAACGCGCGATGTCACTGGTGAATTGCGTGTTCCAGATTTATTCAAGGCGTTTGAACTCAACGGTCGTGATGTCATTATGGTATTTGACGCAGACCGCAAGGAAGAAACCACAGACCAGACATGGTTAAGTCTACGCAAAGCGTCTGTGCAGATTTATCAGCGCGGTGGTCGTCCCTTTTGGATTAATCTCAAAGAAACCGAAATTTGGAAAAGCCAAGAGCTTGACAAACTCGGAGCAGATGATTATTTCCAAAACGGGGGATCCATCAAAGAATTCTGGACGTGTAAGAAACTCTTAGAACTGGAATGCCCACGATACTTTGAGCTGCGTGATGAGTGGTACTTCTGTGAGTTCCCACAAGGATTTGTCAACCGTTACACAGGCGACTTTGTTAAAGACGCATTGTGGAATAGTCGTGTGCAGAATTACATAGACAGTGTGCAGACGGACAAGGGAATCAAACAGATACAAGCGTATCAGCAGTTCCGCAACGCACAAGACCGGCCCAGCGTCCACGGCCTGACGTTCAAACCCAATGGTGAGCAAATAATCAATGGTTTCTATAACAGTTGGCGAGGCTGGCCTGAGTGGGCGGATGAGACGGACAAAGGTGCAGTGGAAGACTTTGCGTTGGGAATGCATACCCTCTGTGGACCAGAAGAAGGGGACCGTGTGCTTGACTTTATGGCGCACACATTCCAGCATCCCAACAAGCGACCACAGCACGCTTTCCTGCTCAAGTCATCGTTCACTGGTACGGGCAAGTCCACTATGTGCCGCGTCTTTGCAGAAGTTGCTGGCGTTTATGGTCGTAAGGTCAGTGGACATGAGTTTTACAGTCAGTTCAATGCGTGGGCCAAAGATCGTCTGGTCGTGTGGCTCGATGAAATCAAAAGCAGTGACATGACAACTAATCAAACCACGGAGAAGTTAAATGATTTTATCACCATGCCTAACATCAGCATAGAGCACAAAGGCGTAGATGCGTACAGTGTTCCCTTCTTCGCCCGTCTTATCATGGCAAGCAATGATCCTGCACCAGTCCACATGACAAAGATGGAACGCAGAATTAACGTCATAGGATGTAAGGACTGTAGGGGGGACAGCGCGCATTTGCTGCGTATGCAAAGACTGAATAACCTAACGGAAGAAGGACTGCAAGCCATTCTTGACTGGCTGATGGACAGGGACATTAGCCAGTATGATCCCACTGCGCGCGCCGTAATTAACGAGCATACTGAGGAAATCATGGAGCTCAGTAGGACATCAGCGGAAGAATTTGCTGACATGTTTATAGAGGAATGTCAGATATTAGCGGAGGGGAAAGATGGGATTTTCTACAAAATCCAAGACGCTCAGAATTGGTGTTATAATCGTGGCTATCGTGGGTCATCTGGGTTACTTGGCAAGGCAATCAGTGACAATGCAGTAACCCTTGGATTTATGCATCAATGCAGTAGTCATGAAGAACAGATCCAAATTAAGGAAAATGGTCACGTTTCTAAGGGAAGATGGCTCAGCTTCACCGGAAGGATGTGGAATGGTAACCCTGACCGAGCTGTTTTTAGTCTGGTTCCTAAGGTTGGGTAACTTGTTGGGTTACGGCTGGGAGCCTTATGCCATAAGGCTTCTAGCCTCTCGGTAACCTTGGTAACCTTGGTAACCCTATTATAGAAGTAATATAGGGTGAAATTATAAGCTACCTGAACTGAAAAGCTGGGTTACTTGGGTTAAGGTTACCTGATATTATTTATTCTTTCTGCATTCCCTCCCTTCTACTGTCTAGGGGGCTGAGATTGGAGATCGCTGATCTCCAACTCTGAATGCGCTCTCAGAAATTCAGATCTGACTTGCGCGTCTCTTCTTCCCTCCATCTGTGACGGAGTCCTGAGCGATCAGATCAGAGATTGATGAGATCTGAGAGATCGTTGGTTGCGCCCACAACTGATGACAAGACGCAACATCTGTTACAACTTTGTGGTCATCTGTTGCATCGCCGCAACGCAAAAAAATATTTGGTCCTGGATGCAAAAAATAGTTGCATCCGCACCTGGGACAAGGCATAATATAGTCATGGTTAGCGCAGTGCTAATCAGTCCTAGTAAAACGTAATTTAACTCTTGTAAAAGGTACATATCATGGCACGCAACATCATCGCTCTGGCAAACGACAAAGACTTTGCAGCAGGCAACGCAATCGCGTACAAAATCGCTCCTAAAAAGTCCCCTGCGGTCGCTGGCAAGCTCAACGGGCAAGACGCTACGTTTACCCTCACGTCGGGCAAGGGACAGGCTGCTGACGGTCAAGTCGCTTACTACGCGTACTTCACGCTGGACGGTCAGCTCTACTACTTCAAGACGGTCCAGCCCCTCCCGGCAGGCGCAGTAGTCACTGTGACGTTGGCGGCAAAGGTGGCTCCGGCTGAGGTCAAGGAGGCTGCACCCGTCACCCCCATAAAGGACGTGGTCACGGGGACGCAAGCCAAGCGTGCATCCAAGCGTCCGTCCAAGGTCACCAAGGTTGCGTGATCCACGCGGGGCTCAGCCCCGCTCCCTTGATCTGGCCCACGCTGCGTCGTGGGCTTTGTCACGTCCGTCGCCGACGTCGCTCTGATCTCGTGGACGTCGGCCCGACCGATCGCCGACCGGAGATCAGAGATCGGAGATCTCGTCGTCGTTTTTTCTTCGTCTTCGTCTTCAAAAAGCATGCTTCGGCAGGCGGGGGTGTGGTCAAGGTCAACGATCGGTCCCTCAGAGCCCCGGGATACGAAAATAATGACTGATACGAAAAGCCATGTTGAACATACCGGGATACGAAAACCTTGCTGACTATACATTGGGACGCCTATACTGCAACACATGGACGAAGAAACCACAACCCCGGCACTCCCCAGTCCCGAAAACACTGATCAATTCTTCATGCCCGCCAGCCATGAGGAGTTGCAACAAAGCATTGACCACGCAATCAAGCATAAGTCTCTTCCGCAATATCTCAGATCTAAAGACGCACGCAAAGCATTCCAGTCTGCATTTGAGCTCATCGGTGGTATCCCCCGGCTTGCTCTGTGGGCTGATAAGAATCCCACGCAGTTCTATCAACTCTACGCACGCTTCCTAGAGCAGCCGCAAGGTGGAGCATCAGCACCTCCACCGATTCATCTGCACCTGAGTTGGATGAACGGGAGAGCGCTCATTCCACCAGATGAAATCGTGGATGTAGAAGCCAATGTTCCCGATAGCTCAAGCCCCGAGTCTTAACTATGCGCCGCGTCAGCATTTTCTTCCTCTCCATCAGCGGAAGAATCGATGGTGTATCTGTGTTGCTCACAGACGAGCGGGTAAGACCTTTGCGCTCATCAACGACCTTATCCTCGGCGCGTTGGAGTGTCCTCGGCCCCATCCGCGGTTGGTATTCGCCGCTCCCACCTACGCTCAAGCTCAGAGGATCGCTTGGGACTATCTTAAGCGGCAGAGCGTACCATTCCTTGAAAAACGACCCAATGAAACGGAATTGTCTGTCCAGCTCTTGGGTGATAGGAAGATATACCTTATCGGAATGGACAACCCAGACTCCATCCGTGGTTTGTACCTGGATGGAGCAGTGCTGGATGAGTTTGCGTTCGCAAGGCCGTCAGCTTATACCCAGATTATCTTGCCCGCCCTATCTGACCGTCGCGGTTGGGCAGTCCTGTCCTCTACCCCAAACGGGCAGAATCATTTCTACGATCAGTATCTACTAGCTCTGCAACGGCCAGAGACCTGGACTACTCTCTTCCTTCCGTACACCGCGACAGATGTGATACCGCAGGACGAGATAGACATGCTGCGCGCGGCCATGTCTGAGGAAGAATTCGCCCAAGAGTTTGAGTGCAGCTTCACGGCATCTATCATTGGCTCCATCTATGGACGACTCATTAATCAGCTTGAGGGCAGGGGACAGCTTGTTGACGCTCATTACGACGCTGAGGTACCTGTATCAGTTGCGTTCGACCTGGGATACAGCGACGAGACGGCTTTATGGATCTATCAACAGAAGATGGATGGCCTATCCATACTGCAATATCATGAGAACACGAGGCAGTCAGTCGATTATTACATTGACTATCTACGTTCCCAGTCTTTCACTTATAAGAAAATCTGGCTCCCATGGGACGCCAGAGCTCATACGCTGGTCACCGGACGTTCCATTATGGATCAGTTCCTTCGAGCCTTCCCGCATCCAATCACTGATCTTGCCCCCAAACTGTCCGTTGCCGATGGGATTGCTGCCGTTCGTCAGCTCCTTCCATCCTGCCACTTCACTCCAGCGTGTGAAGATGGAATACGTTGTCTTAGGCAGTATCAGTATCGGTATGACGAAGTCAAACAGTGCTTTAGTCAGACCCCAGTCCACGACTGGGCTTCCAATGGATCTGACGCTTTTCGCACCATTGCGCTAACTAGTCGACCTGCTCACCTCCAGCCTCAGACAGAACTCCAAGAAGAAAAGCCAGATGAGAACATCCTGTGCCTGCACAATCTGTTTGAGGACCGGGAATTCAATCTTAATGGTAGGAGAGTCTGATGCCATCATCCTCCTTCAAGCAGGCCAGGACCATGGCCGCAGCGGCGCACAATCCAGAGTTCGCTAAAAAGGTTGGGATTCCGCAGCACGTCGCAAAGGATTTTAATCAAGCAGATGCCAGACGTCAGGGCTATCTGGCAAAGGCGATGAGGAGTAAATGAGATGCAATACATCGACAGTACTCAGGCGGGTCGGATTGACTCCCCATCGTCATTCGATGCAACTCCAGAAGGTCAGCAGCGTCGGTGGGTTGCTGAGATCCAGGCGGCGGAACGCGAACAACTGCACTGGTGGAATCAAGGGGACCGTATTGTCCGGCGATTTGAGGATCAGCGCGACGCGGTGGAGGCTTGTGATAAGAAGGTCAATATCTTCACCACAAACGTCCAGATTATGCTGGCTGCCCTCTACGACCACGCTCCCTGTCCCGAGGTTCGGCGCAAGTTTGACGACCCGAACGATGACGTTGGGCGTGTGGCGGCTCAGATTGTTGAGCGCGCCATTAGCCAAGACCTAGATGAGCCGCCATCAAACTTTAGCGAAGTGATGAAACAGGCTGTGATGGACTGGTTGGTCCCAGGCATGGGCTCTGTCTGGCTCCGTCTGCACGTAGAGACGACTACACAGAATGATCCTACGGCGCAGGCTGACTTTGAAGTGATTACAGAGGAAGAAGTTATCGTAGAACACGTCCACTGGAAAGACCTTTTGTGGTCACCGTGCCGCACGTGGGAAGATAGACGCTGGGTTGCTCGCAAAGTCTACATGTTCAAGGAGCAAGTGATCAAACGGTTTGGGGCGGACAAGGAAAAAGACGTCAGTTATGACATTCCGACGCCAAAGATGGGAGATCCGAATGATCCACGACACGAATTATTCAAGAGAGCTGCGATATACGAGATCTGGGACCGCCAGAAGCGAGAAGTGTGGTGGATTAACAAGGGCATGCTCTATCCCTTGGATCATCGTGACGACCCCCTCAACCTCACGATGTTTGAACCAATGCCAAAACCGCTATTTGCCCTCCAATCTACTTCTAACGTCATCCCGCGTCCTGATTATGTTATGCTTCAGGACCAATATCGTGAATTGGACACAATAAACAACAGAATTAGCCTGCTAGTCCAGGCGTGCAAGGTCGTAGGCGTCTACGATCGGGCAAATCAAGGCGTTCAGCGACTTATGCTGGAGGGATTTGACAATTCGCTCATTCCGGTGGATAATTGGGCCATGTTCGCAGAAAGAGGAGGCTTGAAAGGCGTTTTGGACTGGCTTCCGCTTGAAACAGTCGTTCAGGCCGTCAACGTACTCATTCAGAATCGTGAGCAAGTCAAACAGCAGATCTACGAGCTTACCGGCATTGCTGACATCATCCGCGGAGCAACGAAGGCGTCTGAGACTCTGGGCGCACAAGAACTCAAATCTCGTTTCGCTTCTATTCGGATTCAGACCCGACAGGAAGAGCTGGCGCGCTTTGCGACGGACATATTCCGGATTAAAACGGAAATGATGCTGAAACACATGCAGATGGACACTATGCTCCAGCGTAGTGGCATCATGTATATGAATGAGCCTCCGCAGCTAATTCAGCAAGCAATTGACGTAATTCAAGACCATAAGTCCTTTGAATGGCGAATTAACGTCCTTTCAGACAGTATGGCGCAGTTGGACTACGCAGGGGAGAAACAAGACCGTATGGAGCTCCTGACGACCGTCGGCGGCTTTCTTCAGCAGGCTGTCCCGGCCATGGCGCAAGAACCGGACCTTATTCCTATCGCTTCCGCCCTGATCAAGTATTGTGTCGCTTCCTTCCGCGCAGGCAAGGAGATTGAGTCTAGCCTAGATCAGTCCATCGCGCAGATTCAACAGACAGCACAGGCTCGTGCTCAGCAGCCGCCTCCGCCAAATCCGGCTTTGGTCAAGGCGCAGGCGGACGCACAGGCCACTGGCATCAAGGCGCAGGCTTCTATCGCTGCCACGCAGGCCAAGACTCAGGCTTCCATCGCCGCTACGCAGCAGAAGGCAGGTATCCAGAGACTTCAGCTCGTACAGCAGGCGCGCAACGATCGGACGGACAATTTGCTCAAAGCGCAGCAGCAACATTTTGAGCAAGTGAAGGATGTTCAAGATCAGTTGCATGCGCAAGCAATGGCCCGCCAAGATCAGGCGCATGATCAAGCACTTCAACGTCAGGAGCAAGGACATGACCAAGCCTTGGCAGAGCACGACCAGAGACACGACCAAGCGCTCAAGGAAAATCAACAGGCTCATCAACAAGGACTTAACGAAGCAACAGCGGCAGAAGGATCAGAAACAGACAAGAAACTCGACACGTTGATGGACGCCATGACTAAGATGGCAGACTGTGTCGCAAAGATGGCGGAGGCTATGAGTGCTCCCAAGCGCGTCGTGCGTGACTCTACTGGTCGCGCCGTTGGAATGGAGGTCGTTAAATAATGGCTGGCTATGTGATGAGCTTGCGCAACGATCGCGCCCAGAAGATCTTGGACGATATCGGAGCAACAGGGACCCTGAACATTATGGGCGGCACGCGTCCTGCGACAGGAGGCGCTGGCGGCGCGGTTCTAGGTACACTCAACCTGAAGTCCCCTGCCGGGACACTTTCCAACGCTGTTATCTCATTTACGAAGCCAGACGATGCTCAGGCCACCGGAACTGGGACAGCAACTTGGGCGCGTATTCTGGATTCTGGGGGGAATCCATTGATCGATTTGTCGCTGTCAGACACTACTGGTGCTGGCGAGGTCAAGTTGAATACTACCGCTATCACTCCTGGCCTGTGGATGTCAGTTCAGGCGATGCAAGTGACTGAAGGTAATCCGTGAAATCAGCTCTCTGGGATCATGGCTACTTCGATAGTCCCACAACTTACTGGGACAGACTGGTAGCTGAGGTCACAGGAAGTTGGACAAGCAACAACGATAGTTGGACTAGCAGTATCTATGTTTACATCCCGGCCTGGATCAACTGGACGGATGGAAGAGACGTCTGGGCAAGCTCCATTACTGTATTCAATGGAGTTTCGATCAATTGGACGGAAAACATAGATGATTGGCAGGTACTGATCAAGGTCACGCCACCTGACGTCAGTATCTGGCATGAAAACCCAGATATCTGGGATGCGTTGATCTACGTCACTCTTCAACCTCCCGTCTACAATGCGGGTGGATCATGGTGGTTCCATGAATGGGGTGACAGGCTGCCGAATTGGAAGGCACGCCGGGACGCGATGGAGGAAGCCTATGCGAATTGGCGCTATGTGTCTGACTGGGAATGGACTTCACATTGCGATACGTGGTCTGGAACAATAGAAACGTTTAATATTCACGAAGAAACGTTGCGGCGGCAAGTGAGGATGATGTTCGGTGGCGTGCAAGACAATTCTGACCAAGATGATGAGGACTTGCTATGGCTGCTCTAAAGAGGCCTTGGTTTGATGAAAAAGGCAATATTATCCGCGATGGAGAGGATAGAACGATGGTTCATGGCGATCTGCCAGACTTCGTCAGTCCAATTGATGGTACTGTGGTTCACGGCCGTGCTGGTCTGCGGGATCATTGCGCTCGCCATAATGTTGTCCCTACCGAAGATTTGAAGGGTCTGCCTTTTGTTCCCCCAGAGCACAAGCCAGACCGTCGTCAGATCCGGGAAACGATTGAACGCATTATGTATCAAAAAGGATACGCAAAATGACTGACACACTCCGTGAAACTCTGGAAGCTGTGGTGGATCAGGCTGAAGAACATCCTGACTTACCACTTACTCCTATTGAGCCTAAGGAGCCGCCAGCGGCAGGCTCAGAAGGAGCTCAGAATGACTCGGCTGCCGTGGTGGCTACCCCTACACCGGCGCAGCCTCCGCAGCCGGTTGCGAGGACTTCTGAGGCGCCGAAGATTGACGATGTGGCTGCGGCGCAGCTTGCAGCGGCTAAAGGAAAGCCTCAGACTGAAGTAACGACTCAGCAGCCTGCACAGCCGACTGCTTCCGTAGAACCTCATATCACAGAACGTGCTCCCGCTAGTTGGACGGCAGAAGCCAAGACCGCATGGTCTACGCTTCCCCTGAATATCCGTCAGGAAGTCGTTCGTCGGGAAAAACAGGTGGATGAAGCGCTTGGGCAATCAGCACAGGCCCGGGAATTCATGCAGCAGATGAACCAGATGGTGCAGCCGTACATGGCGCGGCTCAACCAGAATCAGGTTCCTGTCATGCAGTCCATTGGAAACCTGCTGAACGCTGATCATCTACTGGCCACGGCTCCGCAGCCGGCGAGAGCAGCGTTTCTGGCTAAGATTATCAAGGACTACGGCATCGATGTCGGTGAATTGGACCAAGCCTTGTCTGGTCAGGTCAAGAATTCGCCCAATTCTGGCATCCAAGACGCTGTGCAGGCTGCAATTCAGCCTCTTATGGCTCCTGTCATGGCATGGCAGCGCCAGCAGGCTGAACAAGTAGTCCGAGATCAACAGAATGCAGCTACAGAGGTCCAGCGGATGCAGCTGGACCCGAAATATGAGCATTTTGAGTCTGTGCGTGACTACATGGCTGATATTATCGAGATGTATACAAAAAGAGGTTTGCTTATCAGCGCAGATCAAGCCTATACTATGGCCATACAAACGCATCCGGAAATCAGCAAGGTCGTTAAGGAACGTTCTGAGCAAGAAGCTGCGAGGGCAGCACTGGCTCGCGGGACTGAAGCGGCTCAGCGGGCGAAGTCTGCTGCGGTGAGTGTCGGCTCATCAGTTCCAGTGGGTGGAAGTGCCCAGTCTAAGCAGGGCTTGTCATTACGAGACACGATCGAGGCAGCATTTACGGCTGCGGGAAGTGGCGACAGAATCTAACGATCCACTGGCCGCTTCCGTCGCCCCATCGGCCGACGCCAGTCACGGGATGGGAGTGGCTAGAGGTGAAACCCTTTACTCACTCGGAGTCCCGTCATGGCATTCCCCAACGCTGCGATCAGCGATATTATCGCGACCACGATCCAATCGCGTACCGGCACTATCGCTGACAACGTCACAAAGAACAACGCGCTGCTGACTCGTGTCCAGCAGCGCGGGAATCTCCGCCCATTCAGCGGCGGTAACGTAATCATGCAAGAGCTCAGCTTCCAGGAAAACGCTAACGCGTCCTGGTACAGCGGCTATGAAACTCTTCCGGTGTCCGCACAGGACGTCATCTCCGCGGCGCAGTACGACATCAAGCAGGCCGCGTGCCCGATCACCATCTCTGGTTTGGAACAGCTCCAAAATGCAGGAAAGGAGCAGATCATCGACCTGATGGAGAGCCGCATCAATGTCGGTGAGTCCACGATGAGCAACCTCGTCTCAGCAGGACTCTACAGTGATGGCACGGGCTACGGTGGTAAGCAGATTACAGGCCTCAAGTCGCAGGTCGCGTCGGCACCAACAACTGGAACTGTTGGAGGCATCGACAGAGCAACGTGGGTCTTCTGGCGAAATCAAGTCTACAACGCCACGACCAACGGGGGCGCTCCTGCTGATAAAACTAACATTCAGGAATACATGAACACGCTGTGGGCGATGTTGGTTCGCGGCCAAGATCGGCCGGACCTGATCCTCATGGACAATGCCTATTGGGGCATCTACATGCAGTCTCTCCAGGCTATCCAACGTTTCACCACCTCCGAGTCGGCGACGTTGGGTTTTGTGTCCATCAAGTTCATGGATGCAGACGTGGTGCTCGATGGCGGTATCGGCGGTTTCATGCCGACAAAGACGGCGTACTTCCTCAATACGAAGTACATCTTCCTCCGTCCGCACAGCGCGCGCAACTTCGTTCCCCTTTCGCCGAACAAGCGCTATTCGGTGAACCAGGACGCAGAAGTTCAGATCCTGGCGTGGGCTGGCAACCTGACTATGAGCGGTGGTCAATTCCAGGGTATCCTGGTGGACGCCTAACATGGCAAATCATGCTGGAGTATCCGGGCCGTTCAACCCGACTATCGGGTTGAACCAAGCTCAAGACGGCACGGCGGCACCGATCTGTGTGATTGGTGCTCCGTACGGTGGTACGATGGCGGCGTGGATCACAGCAGTCCAGACGGCGTCTAACAGCGCGGCGCTTGGGAATTTCTTTGGACAACAGAGTGCAAACACTGTTTCGTACAAGGACGGCGCACACGAAATGACACGGCTGGTTCAGCCTCCCGGCGGTCCGTATGGTGACTTCGACGCAACATTCACCGCTCAGGCTGCGGTGGCTGGCGCGCAAGCTGCTGTGAAATATGCACAGACCGCGGCGGTCGCCAGCCCCGATCAGTACAAGTTCAGTTAAGGATAAGGCATGTCCACTCCTATCACTCCCGCAGCAGCAGGGGATCCGTGGCCTGCCTTCGTGGCAGGTCCACAATTCAGCGATCAGGGCGGCTTGAAGAGTAATCTTCCTGACGCCCGGACGGTCCCTGTTCCTCAGTTCCCCGACTACGCCACCCATCCGGATGATCCACGGTGGCAGCGTCCGCAACTCGTTTAAGGAAACGTCATGTCAACGCCTCCTGAAGAGCCTCTGCCGGTTCAGTATCCAGACCCGGCTTCCAATCCCAGAAATCAGAATGCAGCGCAGGGACAGCAACCAGCGCCTCCTCCGCCTACTCCGCCTGCTCCTAATCCGCCGCCGACGACAACTAAGACTACGACAAAGTCTACTTCATCGAGCTAATCATGCAAGACGAATTCAATGAACAGGACATGACCGAGCAGAATGTTTGGGCTGCTGACGGTCGTCTGTGGGTGCAGTTTTATACTCGACCTGTAGAAAACAAGTATAAGTCATCGCAGCAGGGGCGGCCGATCTTTGACGAAGTTTCATTCGTCAAGATCATCGTCCCCGGTGACAAGAACTTGATTATTGATACCAAAGCGACGGAAGAGCATAAGCATCGCTTCCCGAAGCAATGGGATCGGTACAAGCTGGGTCAGGTGCAGGCTGCAGAAGGGACGCCTCTTGAAGCTGTGACTTGGCTGACGGTTGGTCAGGTTGCAGAATTCAAGGCCCTCAACATCTTCACTGTGGAACAACTGGCTGATGTCTCGGATCAACTGGCCCAGAAGTTCATGGGGTGCTTTGAGATCCGTCGCAAGGCGCAAGCGTTCCTTGAAGCTGCGAAGGGCGAAGAAGCGACATCCAAACTTACACAGGAGCTTTCTGCTCGTGATGCCAAAATTGCTGCGCTCGAAGCTCAGATGGCGCAGTTGATCCAGGCAGCACAGAAACAGACCGCTACAAAGGCAGCGTGATGAGAACCGCACTGTGGATTATCCAACAAGTTCAGAATGAATTAGGACTGCCACCAGCAGTCAGTATTCAGACTAATCCAAAAATGTTAGATACGCAGCTATTGGCTCTGCTCAATGCGGCGTGCTCTGAACTTCGCGGCTACTATCCATGGGAGCAACTCAACATTGAATGGGTGTGGACTACGACCAATAACATCGGGTCCTATCCCCTTCCTGCAGACTTTGCTTACTTCATTGACCAGAGCCAGTGGGACAGGTCGAACCACTGGCCGCTTCTTGGTCCGAAGACAAGTCAAGAGTGGCAGTGGATCAAGGGAGGTTTGATCTCCCAAGGTCCACGGCTACGCTATCGCCTCCAGCGCGGTATGTTCGAAGTCTGGCCGGTCCCAGGATCGCCCGGCACGCCGTCGCCTTGGACTCTGGCTATGGAGTACATCAGCAAAAATTGGGTAATGAACGCGAGTCAGCAGCCGTATTCAGACTTCGTCACTTTGGATGTTGATGTACCCATGTTCGATGAGTGGCTTCTAACCAAATTCCTAAAGCTCAAGTTCTGGGAGACAAAGGGATTTGATACGAATGCATTCAGAGACGATTTCCTCAATATGTTCCTCGGGATTACTGGTCAAAATATGGGTGCGCCAGTTCTCACGCTCTCCCCACGGCCAGCTTCGATCTACATCGGCCCGAATAATATTCCTGATGGGTCGTGGCCCGTTGGATCGACGATATGAGAGTCGGTTCTGGATCCTTGGCTCCGCCATTGATGAATATTCCCGGAGATGCGGGAAAGCATCCTGTTCAAAAAGTTTCAAATAGCATGACCCTTCCCTCCCCTATTGGAGGGATTAATGCGCGGGATTCCATTGCCAACATGGATCCTACGGATGCATTAGATCTACAGAACTTCTTCCCATCCACTCTAGGTTGTGTGGTCCGCAATGGTTACGTTGTTCACTCCACAGGCTATGGCGCAACGCACCCGGTTTGCACGATGGCGGACCATAATCGTGCAGACGGTACTGATCACCTCTACGCTTTCGCTGGCGGCAGCATGTATGATGCTACTGGCGGAGGTGCAGTGGGCGCTGCACTGGTGTCCGGATTAACCAATGACCACTGGCAATGGGTGAACTTTGGAACAACGACTGGTGTCTTCTGGATTGGCGTTAATGGGGTCGATAATCCTATCATTATTGATCCAGCAGGCGCTGTCCATCGGCTTGTCGCTGGTGACGGCACTACTGCTTATACGATTTCTGGCGTAAATCCCGCCACGTTCATCTCCGTCACAGCTCACCAACATAGACTCTGGTTTGTTCAGGCTTCCGCAGTAGCATCTACGCAGGGCTGGTATCTACCTCCGTCACAGATGTGGGGCATCGCCAACCCGTATCCCTTCGGTACGTTGTTGACGAAGGGCGGCTATCTGATGACGCAGATCACGTGGACGGTGGACGCTGGCAACGGTCCGCAGGATCAGCTCGTTACAATTAGCTCTGCCGGCGAGGTTGTAATCTATCAAGGAACAGACCCGTCATCTATCTCCACATGGGGATTGACAGGTGTGTTCTTCCTAGGTCGCCCGATTGGCGTCAGATGTGCTGTGAAGTTCGGCGGCGATGTCGCTATCCTGTGTGATCAGGGTCTCGCATCCCTGAATTCCAGCTTGACGAGTACCACTATTAACACTCGGGTGACCTTCTTTACTGATAAGATTCAGAAGCTTATCAGTGACGAGATTAACCTGT